GTCGATTTCTTTATTCAGAACCGCATTCCGAGCGGTAACTGATTGTATGGATTTATCATTTTTATCAAACTGACTGGTTACAAGGGTCATTTCGCTGCCCAGTACCTTAAAGGACTGATTAATATCAGAGAGAGCCTGCTTAAATTCTCGCTCGCCCTCAACACCTATTTTTAAACCAAAATTGTCTGCCATGCCTTCACCTCCTCCTAAATACCCGGCGGGATAATATCGTCAATAGTCCGGGTTTTCTTCGGCTTTTCAATGCCGTGCCATTGCTTGTGACAGGCCCATAAATCAAAAAACAGTCCAATAGGTATAAGCCAGAATTCCTCTGCGTCCATGCCCATCTGAACTGTTCCATAGTAAAGAAGCCGGGTAAAGACTTCAGCGTCTGTTACCCGACTACCACGTTTTTTGGAGTTTCTTCCTCACTTTCAACATCGCGCTTTGTACCTTTAAACATAGCTTCGGTAATTGCATTTTTATATGCTGCCAAGTCAAGAGGTGAAGTAAGAAGTTCTACCTCTTCCTCGGTAAGCAATTCTTCTGGTGCATTCTTATTCTTAAGGTTGCGAATCAAAATGGATTGATTTGCAAGTAGCGTGATTAGCCAAACAATCTCGTCCAGTGCCATCTCGAAGTTTTCTGATTTCATCAATTTTTCTCCGAGGTTTTCAAGACCACCATATCGACCGGCAATCGCTTTTGTCGCACGTGTAGTTAGAACCAGTTCATACTCTTTGCCACCAATGTTGATAGCAGCACTTCTCTCATTATCCATCTTTTTTCCTCCTATGGTATCGGTGTGTAGACCGGCTCATAAACTTCAGTAAACCAACCAGTGATGGTGGTCGATGAAACACCAGGATCACCTTCTGTGACCTCTGCTTTCCAAGGGTGCTTACCCATGCCATCCAGCTTATTTCTGCGCATAACGGTTCCTTCGATAGTAGGTGTAGAAAAAGTAATAGAGTCAGCTTTTGTCTGCAGGTTCGTTGCGGGTAGTCCGAATTTTACGCGGTATAGCCAAAAATATCGGTATGTTCCGTTTGCCTTCTGTGCGCGAAAGCCTACCGCAACAGGTGTTCCCACATTTTCGCTTGCGGAGATCAGCACACCATTGTCATCGGTTGATGCACCGGTTAAATCCGCAGCTACTGTCGGCCCAATGTCATCCACACCGAGGGTTAGTGTGCCGCTGTTAAAATCTTTTACAACTTCTGCGGCACCGTCGTCCGCATATAAAATTGCTTCAACCAGTTCTACCGAAAGCTCGGCGGTGATGGCCTTAGCAAGAACCGAAGGTACAGCGTAGGTTTCCTCTCCGTTGGAGTCCTCGGTTATTTTTGAATAGTACAGTCTATCTAAACCAATAGTAGCCATGTGTTATTCCTCCAATCTATAGTTTTTTGCCACGTCAATGGCGTAATGATGATATCCGGTATCGTCCTCGTGTCCGATATACCGACGTTCTGTTACAGTGAAATCTGCATTCAGCAAAGCCGTTGTGACCTGCCTTTTCCGCTGCTGGTAATTGCCTTTTGCAAACAGAGATATCCGCACTTCCTGTACATCAAAGCCGGGGCGGTTATCCGCATGGACTTCGAATATATCCGTCAAAGGTATAAAGACCAGATATTCGTCAGGAGGCACACCGCTGAACACGCCGGTTTCGATAGGAATATTCAGTGGTTCCAAGACTTCGTTCAAATCTGAAAGTAGGCTCATATCTTGTTTACCTCCTCGTCCAGTTTTGCTTTCATTGCTTCGATACAAGGCTTTCTACTGGTACTTTTTGCAGGCTTTAAGAATGGTTTTGCAGGTTGCCCCGATTTTCCGTATTCGATGATATTGGCTATCTTCGCATTGCTGCCTCCATCACGACGCGGTTCAGAAAAGCCTACTTTAACGTTGTGATTGCCATTTCTGTCCTGCAAAGTAGGCGAAAGTCCCAATGCTGCCACAAGCTCACCGGTGGAACGTGAAGGATACTTTGTGTCACGACCAACCGCTGAATTCAGATTGGATTTTACCTTATCAAGCACAACCTCACCGCCAGCTTTAAGTACTCGAGGGATGATTTCATCCGTTTTATCGTTCAACCGGGAAACCTTTAGAAGAAAGTCCTCCGGCATTTTCATTGATACTTTAGCCACTAGGTTTCACCTCCTTGGCAAGCACTTCAATGTACATTCCACGACCTTTGACATCCTCCACTGATGTAATTTCAAATCGCCCGTCATCACAAGTAATAAGCATTGCGGTTGTAACGGTGATACCGGGAATGCAGCGGAAACGGAAAAGGTCGGTGGCTTCCGAAAATGTGGCTCTGTTTGCCCATACTTCGGTGCCGTGCCGACCTTCTTTATACGCTTTTAGGGAAGCAACAATATTATTAGTCTCAGTGCTGAAGCCCTCCGAGTCTTTTATAGTTACTCTCTCAATAATGTCTATAAAAGTGTTCATCTTTCCAAAGCTCATAATCTACACCTTCCAATCCCGGTCAAGCCGTAGAAGTAGGTTCACCGTGTTCCATACCTGCTGACCAGCCTGAACACTATCAGCAAAGAAACCAGCCGTCGAGCCATCTCTAGACTCAAAGAAATGACTCGACAGCATGATTACTGCCTGTTCCGTGGTGGGTGGCATAGTGTTTTCGGTGTAATATCCCTCAGTGACGTGTTGGTAACTCTCCGCATAGGAGACAGCCGCTTTGATGTAATGTAACAGAAGGCCGTCGTCTGCATCATGCGACATAATTAAGTTTGCTTTTACTTTAGGCAGAAGATTATCCGTTGTCATACTGACTGCCCCCTTCCAGTGATTATTCGTCGGCCACCATCAAACCAGCCGCTTTTAGCTTAGCAAGTAGGGCATTGAAATCTGTGGTAAGACCTGCTACATCTGTAGCAATGCTATCTGCTTGATTCTCTGCAATAGGAAGCCCCGTTACCGAGGCCTCCTGTTTAATTTCTAAAATACCCCCGATGACGGTTTTATCGCCGCCCTGTTCGGTGTAATTCTTTGTGTTATAGCTCATAATGCACCTCCATTAAGCTTTCTGCTGAAGAACCTTAATGGCTTCAGGCAGAATCAGTTTTCCGTCTACACGCTGAGTAGCAACAAAGCCTACCTGGCCGGTAACGGCAAAGAGTTCATTAAGCCTCTTAAATACACGACCTTGACGGTCGGCTACCCAGTAATAGCTGAAATCACCGAATGCGATTGTCTTCGCTCCTGCTTCAATAGCAGGCACGTAAGAAGATGTGAAAAGCGGACGGTTAAGAATGGTATCCGGAGTTCCTGCCTGTATAGATGGCTGCCATAGGTACTGACCTTGACCGTCTTTCAGCTTACGAATTGCCTTTACTGTTGAGTCGTTCATGATGAATACAGACTTATTACGATAAGGTGCTTTTAATGAATAGAACAGGTCAAGCACTTCATCGAGGGTGATAGCTGTAGCACCCGCAGTAGTTACACCGAGTTGTGCTCCTCCTGTGGCTGCAAGAATACCTGTTGGTTTACCGGAACCGTCACCTGTGAAGAAAGCTTCCTCTTCCTTGTTACCGATACGTCTTGCAAATTCCCTTGAAATATAGGGTTCAAGTTCAAATACACTATCGTTTAGAAGTTCCTCAGAAACCTTAATCATCGTACCCAGCTTATAGGCTCCGATAGATACTTGACCGAAGCTATCGTCACTTTCGGGAATTGTACCTTCCTCATCAATCCATGATGCTGTTCCCTTGGATGCAACCACCGGAATTTTTCTATCGCCGGAAGCGGTTGTGATGACTTTAGCCAGCCTACGGAAGAGATTCTCATCCTCCAATGCCTCGACAAGAGTTCTCTCAAACTCGTCAGGGACTAAGTATCCACCTTCTGAGTCTGTGCCAATCTTAAGAGCATTTTTTACGGTGGGATCAAGACCCTCACCGGCACGTGTACGCATAGCATTCCAGAATGCTTTCCTGTATTCGTCAGTTGCTCTTCCGGTTTTGCCTTCCAGTTGGGGAGTGGCAGGCTTACCTGTTAAGGGATTAGCCATAGGAGCATTAAGTTCCGCATCCAATATGGCCTGTTTTTCCAAACGGTCGATTTCCTTACCAAGAGCAATAACATCAGCTTCCATTTTGTTGTAAGTTGCCTCATCCTCAGCAGAAATCAAACCATCTGTGCCACGCTTGGTATCTAAGAACGCTTTGGTAGCGTCCCATGCTTTGGCGCGTTTCTCGCGCAGTTCTAAAATCTTGTTCATAATCTTTTCCTCCAATTAATGAATGATGTTGTTGAGCCGCTTCTCCAGTGAATCAGCGGATATACCTTTTTTGACAGGGGTTTTCTTGGGACATACCTTATCAAGTAACGAATTTGTGACAGCCCTACGGCTGAAAGCATAGGTGAAGTCATCTTGCTGAATGCGCTTTTTCTCATCCTCCAAAATGTCATCTGCAAAGCCGAGTTCAATTGCCTTATTAGCATTCAGCCAGGTTTCCGCATCCATGAGGTGAGAAAGCTTAGTCCTTGATAAGCCGGTCTTGATTTCATAGGCATTGATGATGCTTTCCTTTACCTCCGAGAGCATAGCGATGGCTTTTTGCATCTCTTCGCTGTCACCGATTGCTACGGTCAAGGGGTTATGGACCATCATCAGTGCAGTAGGTGCCATAAACACAGTTGTTCCAGCCATAGCAATTACAGAGGCGGCAGATGCAGCAATTCCGTCAATCTTGATGGTCACTTTGCCCTTGTAGTCCATAAGCATGGTGTAAATCTGGCTTGCTGCAATGCAATCACCACCTGGTGAATTCAGCCAAATAACAATGTCACCCTCACCGGCAAATAAATCTGATTTAAAAGCCTTAGGGGTGACATCATCATCAAACCATGATTCCTCGGCAATCACGCCGTCGAGGTAAAGCGTTCGGGTATCGGATTTTTCATCCTTGACCCAGTTCCAAAATTTCTTCATTCGGTTTCCTCCAATCTTGTTGTATTTGCGAACGCACCAGCGTCCTCTAATTTGGTCATAGCTCCATTAATGAGGTAGAGATCACCACCAAGTTCCGCCGGTATTCGGTCAAGGTTCTCAAGCTCTCGAATGTCATTAGCACTCATCCAACCATTCTGTCTGGCGGTTGCGTAGCCACTCATACGGCTTACATAATCTCCTCGAAGTAATCCGTCCACGTTAAATTTGATGAAAACAGTAGGCTTTTCACTTGCCATAAGGAGAGAACGGTACATATTTTGTTCCCAGCGTACTACCCAAGGGTCGAGAGTATATTTCACAAACTCTAAGGACTGTTGCTCGATATTTGAAAAGCTACTTTTTTCAAGGTCAGCCAGCATATGCGGCGGTACTCTAAAAATACGGGCGATTTCATTAATCTGAAATTTCCGTGTTTCCAGAAACTGTGCTTGCTCGGGAGGTATGCCTATCTGCTGATATTTCATGCCTTCTTCCAGCACTGCCACCCTGTGAGAGTTAGTTGAACCTTGATAGGCAGCGTTCCAGCTGTCTCTTACCTTTTGTGGGTCCTTGATTGTTCCCGGATGCTCCAACACACCACCGGGTGCCGCTCCATTGGCGAAGAACTTCGCTCCGTATTCTTCCGTAGCCATTGCAAGTCCAATGGCATTTTTAGCCATAGCAATGGGTGAATATCCTACTAATCCATCAAAACCCAAACCGGGGATATGCAGCACATCAGAGGGGTCGAGATAGACCAGGCTGTCTTTGCCAAGGGTGGGTGCATCCTCTACACTTCGCTGATACAAATAAAAAAGCTGTCCGTTTTTATCTCGGTCGACTGTCATTTTATTTGGCATAAGGGGATAGAGAGCAATAACCTCACCACGTGCGTTCCTTATAATCTGTGCGTAAGCATTGCCCCATAATAAAAGATGACTCATCAACGTTTCTCGGAACGTAAATGAAGTCATCTCAGGGTTTGGCTCATCGTGGAGCAATCTATATAAAGGATGTTGTAGATATTTTTCTTTGCCACCGCTATCGTTGTATTTATAGACATGAAGTGGAAGTCCGGCTAAGGTTTCAGCTAATATTCTCACGCATGAGTAGACCGCCGTCATCTGCATTGCCGTATGTTCATTTACAGGTTTTCCGGCAGTAGTTCCTCCGAAAAAGAAACTGTAACGGCTACCACTCAGACTATCCTTAGGCTTGTCACGAGCCTTAAATATTCCTTGTAATATTCCCATTGACATCACTCTCCTTCATTAAAAAATAAGCAGACCACGTTCATCATAAACAGAAGAACCGGTCCCTCCGCCACAACGAATTGCACGGTCGAGTGCCATAATCGTGGCAACTGCACCGTCAATTTTCTCAGTGGACTTTTCTTTGTCTGCCTTGATATTTCCGGCAGGATCAGTTCGGATATAGATGTTATCCATCATCCAGCGAAGAATCGGATGCCCACCATGGGCAATCTTTTGTTCCAAGGTCAGTTTCATCAGTTCTTTGGTCGGTGGAGACATATCTTTAAAGCCTTGACCGAACGGAACAACCGTAAATCCAAGGTTTTCAAGGTTCTGCGTCATTTGCACAGCACCCCATCGGTCGAATGCTATTTCTCTAATGTTATATTTTGTTCCCAGCTCCTCAATAAAAGCTTCAATGAAGCCGTAATGCACCACATTGCCTTCCGTGGTTTTAAGAAACTCTTGCTTTACCCATACATCATAATTTACATGGTCACGCCGTACACGCAAATCGATGTTGTCCTCCGGTATCCAAAAAAACGGCATAACAGAGTATTTATCATCCTCATCCAATGGGGGAAAGACCAGCACGAAAGCCGTGATATCCGTACTGCTCGATAGGTCAAGACCTCCATAGCAGACTCGCCCATGCAGTGATTCCGGGTTAACAGCAAATGCACAGGCATCCCATTTTTCCATAGGCATCCACCGCACTGCCTGTTTAACCCATTGATTGAGCCTAAGTTGTCTAAAACTATTCTCTTCAGCAGGATTCTGTCTTGCTGATTCAAAGGCCGCTTTAACTTTATCCATGCTGACCGTGATTCCCAGTGAGGGATTCGCCTTCTTCCACACCTTTGGATCAGTCCAATCATCTTCTAATGCAGCACCATATATGACAGGGTAGAAGGTCGGGTCGTTTTTTCTTCCATCTATGATATCCAAAGCCTTCTGATGTACTTCCCAGCAGATACTATTCTGATTGTCCCCAGCAGTGGTTATAAGAAAATACAGCGGCTGCATTCTGGCATCACCGCTACCTTTAGTCATAACATCGAAGAGCTTTCTATTCGGTTGGGTGTGAAGTTCGTCAAACACCACACCGTGTGTATTGAAACCATGCTTGTTGCTGACATCGGCTGACAGCACTTGATAAATACTGCCCGTCGGCTGATAGATGAGTCGCTTTGTTGAGTCAAGGATTTTCACTCGTTTTGCTAAAGCAGGACACATCCGCACCATATCTGCCGCAACATTAAAAACGATAGATGCCTGGTTTCGGTCGGCAGCACAGCCATAAACCTCCGCACGTTCCTCGTTATCTCCGCAAGTGAGCAACAGGGCAACAGCCGCCGCAAGCTCACTTTTTCCCATCTTTTTGGGTATTTCCACATAGGCAGTATTGAACTGCCGATAGCCGTTCGGCTTTAAAATTCCAAACACATCACGTATAATCCGCTCTTGCCAGTCGATAAGTTCAAATGGCTTACCTGCCCATGTGCCTTTGGTATGGGAGAGAGCCTCTATAAAGGCTACTGCATAATCAGCGGTGGACTTATCATAGACAGAATCAGCCGCTTTAAATATTGTTGGTGTGTATTTCTTAAGTTTTCGTATATCCGCCGCCTCCTTTGCACATAAAAATAGACCTTCATCATGCAAGCCTTCAAATCTTTCTGTACGAGAAACAGAGCCATTTTGAGCACTGTTCTCTGGTTGGTATTTAGTTATTTATTCCTCTTCTCCGGTCAGAATGAAACGGGCATAGGCACCGGTGTTATCCGAAAGGTAAGCAAGCAACTCGTCATACCCTTCTCGCAGAGCAATTTCCTGCACTTTCCGTACATCAAACATATTCGTTTCACCTGTATCACGTATGGCAAGTATCTGTTCCTTTATCCTCTTATCCATTTTCGCCCTCCTTTGAATCCTCTACAGCTTGCTTTAGAATGCCGATATCGAAATCCGCACTCTTGTAACCCTCTAAGATGACGCTGTAATAATAGCAACTGGGAGTGCCAAGTGGTCTGCCATCGTTCATGATGTACACCATTGTTTCCACGTTCTTTTTCCCAAGTCTCACTTTGACTGTTTCCTTTCGGTAAAGGAATGGGAAACCCTCGTAGCGGTCAAGTGCCACTTCGTCTGCCGGGGTAATCTCCCACAAAAGGCATGGTACCGTCTTGCCCTTAAAAGGCTCCACCGTTGCCACAGAGCCGCCGTGTCCGCCTCGAAACAATAACTGGTAGTCCTTTAAAACAACCGGCCCAATCGGCTTTGCTGTGGGGCAACGGTGCGCCATTTGCTCAAGGTTAAGGTTCGAGCCATAGGCGAGATAAAATGTTTTATTCATAGTCTTTGTCCTCCTTATTTTTACGGGGCAACCGTTCAGGCTGCCCGAAATCGCCACGCTGCCGAGCCTTCCAAGTGGGTAGTCAAGTGTTCACGGTAGTTTGCGAATTCCTCGCCGATAAAACCGATGCGGTTGAGGTAGGTCCGCATTGCGAACTTTTCATTCTCGACCTGCGGTTTCTTTGCCGAAGCACATTTCTGTGTCAGTGCTTGGCGGTTTAATGCGAGGGAGAGAACAATATAGCTTCTTATCTTACCTGCGTGAAGTTCGCTGTTAAATCCTCTGAGTTCAACCGTATGGTTTCCGTTGAAAAAGCTATGCAGGTTAAGAAAATGGTATCGGCTTGAATGGTAATGCCTGGTTGTGCTTTCACTGTAACCCTCATACCAAAGACTCTCTATCTGTGCCAGCGTTTTTGGTTTCTTGCGGTTGATTTTTTCAACAAGAATCTCATCCATCTTTTTGCAGTAACCCATTCGTGTAGGTTCTATTTGCAATGCCTTGTAGAAAAGGTCATTCTTGCTTGCAATGATGTTTACTAAGTTTCGTATACTCCTTGCTGTGTGGTCTGCACCGTCCAAGTGGATGTGTATTCCGCAGGAGTTGTTGGTGAAAGCTCCTGCCTTGCGTAGCCTGCGTACCAATTCCTGCAATGTTTCAATATCATCTTGGTAGGTCAGGATGGGGCTTACCAGCTCTACGCTAAATTCTCTTGTTGCTGCAACCTTCTGCCGTCCTTGTCTCTTCTGGCAAGAAATGCTGCCGTCGCTCATAATCTTCCAAACCCGCCCGTCAGCGGTTGTAATTTTCTTGGTATCGTAATAATCGCTTGTGTTAGTGACTGTACCGTTTAGATATTCGGCTGCAACCTTGGCAGCTTCGTTTCTTGTTATTCCTGTGAACTCAATTTCAATTCCAAAATTCTTGTTTAGCATTGATTCTTGCTCCTTTTAAAGTGTATTTGTCCCTTTCGGTATGTACATATATCACTCTAAAAGGGGTAAATAGCAAGACAATTATTCGATAAAAACAATCATTTTTTACACAATCTTACTCCGCTTTTTCAAGCGAAAAGTGTGCATATTACTCTTCGATTCTCCTGCACAAATCCTCTCCGTAAACCACATTTAAAGAAGAACCATTCTCCCAGCGAACCATGATACTACCTGTGTCATCTACTCCGATGACAATGCCTTTTGTTCCGATGGGAGGTGCTTGAATATCGTCCATGCGAACAAGCTCTACTCGGCATCCCACCGGATATTGCTTGCGGATGCGTTCCACAATCTCTCTTGAAGGAAAGTTATTCATCAGCCATTACCTCATCAGCTTTAGTAGGAGCACCATTTTTAAAGGCACTATTGCCGGATAAGTTTTTCAGCAGGATTTTGCGGTCTGCTTTGTATTCTGAACCAACGAAACCGAGACGGATTAGGAAACAGCGAAAAGCGTACTTTTCATTTTCTACTTGCTTTTCGGTAGCATTGACTCTCTGCTGAGTTTTTGCCGTCTCACATAGTGCTGTTACAAAATGAGTGTAGGCTTTGACCTCATCCGAAGTAAGCTGTCCTTGAAACCAAGGGAAACTGATAGTTTCTTCGGTTGTCATTATAGGGATGCAATCAGTTCCTATAGCCTTTTTTATTAAAGACGCTTTGCTTTCTACCAACCGCTTGAGGTTTTCGTGAGCCACATCGTTAAAATCTGTCTTTGGCAGTTCGATGGTCAATCGGTTAGTTTCAACCCCGTCACTTTGCTCAGGTTCTGCATATGCAGGTGGCTCTTCGTAATCGCAGTAAGGGCTGACCTCACCCCCAAGAGCCGCCTCATAAGGAATTTGAACATCCTCTAGGATAGGCTCGACTTCCGGGATTGGCGTGTTGTATTCTTCTGTAATTGCTTTGAAGTCATGCAGTCCCTGTAGGTCTGCAACCAAGCCGTAATTGTCCTCGCCCTCGAGCATTCCATTCTTGTCGATGTGGTAGCCACCTACTTCGTAAGCAAAGGTAGGTGCCCCGAGGTATATTGTCGGAGCATTTAGTTCCAGGCTGATTGCTCCGACCAGTGCTTTTCGTTTTGGATCGGTAACATTATAATTTATCTTCATTTTTCATACCGCCTTTCATTTTTCGGTACTACATATATCACTCTGAACGCTGTAAATAGCAAGTCATTTAGAGCATTATCTGTAGAAAAGATTTAGTGATTAGTCGGCGGTATTCTGTGAAAACAACACAATGCCTGACAAAACAAAATATACACATGGAAGTGACACTCCGTTGCCCCACATCTTATATTCTGCAGAATCTGAATGTGGATTTTTAAGCCACTTGGATATCTGTTTTAAAGTTTTAGACTTAGTTGACCTTCCCGTAACCTTGCGATGAGTTTCGAATATTTCATACCAAGTGCGTAAGTCATCCATTGTTGGATTTTCTGTCGCAAGATTACTGCACCACCAATCCGGGAAACCTTGAAGCCTTGCACATTCGGTTGGAGTTAATCTTCTGACCGTGTATAGGGTGCCGTCTGTATCATTAATAAGCGGAGGATCTTTGTAATCAGTAGCAACCAGTGTATTTGCAAGTTCTTCTTCAGCAGCAGTAAAAAATGATGCCTTGTTTGAAGAGTAGGTAGGAGTTGCCACAGCACTTGGCCCCTGTGCATTTAGTGTCGATGATATTCCATCATCTGTAATCCCAAGATTTCTGGCATAATTTTGACCACAGTTGAAAGACTCCCTATCAATAGCGAAAACAACAGCGTGCTTATCTACAGTATTTAAAGTAAAGCTTATATTTTCATTAACCCCGTCACCCTGTGGGCCGTTCTTATCCTTTCTTCCAATCATGGAGCCTTGCAGAGCATAACTTTCTACAATAGCAATACCACCTTGATTGCAGGAAGGATTTCCTCCATTTCCATCAATAGTTCGTGAAGTATCGGCCTCATATACACCGCTATGAGGATTGGATGATTTCATGGCATTGCTGTCTTTAGAACAGATACCATAAGCTTTCGGAACAAATAACGTCTGGTCATTATTACAAGATAGCGTTGCCGATTTATTATTCTGGATAAGAGCACCTTTACCGCCACCTTCACAACCAGATCGGATTTTGAGAGTTTTTGGTGTGTCACCGACTACAAAAGGTTGATTATTACCGCCTGTTCCATAAGTGGCTGATATTGTTGGTGCAACATCAATCGGTCCCGTAAAACGAGTATCTCTTCCGTGATTATCAAAAACAGCCGCATCCATGACACAAGGTGGGTGATGTGCCTCTGCTCGAAGAGTGCAGGTGACATCTTCTGTGATATCCATCCGATTGCCACCCTGGTCATTTAAAATCAAACTGCTTGTGCCTGTTTCTCTAATGCCGTTTTCAAAACAATCGGTAGTTCCTTGCCACGAGCAGAAGCTCTCCTTAGAATACCCAGACAAGCCTTCTGACTTAAATAGTATTTCTCCGGCACTCCCACCTGCAAAATCTGCGACAAGGAAGATGCGTTTTCTTCGTTGGGGAACTCCCCAGTATTGAGCGTCAAGCACTCGCCAGGCAATGGAGAAATTATCTCCCACGATATTTCCTGCTTGCCTCCATTTATCAGCTTTAGGAACTGATAAGATTTCATCCTTGATGTGACAGATGCTTTCGAGGACACATCTGAAGTCCTCTCCTTTGTTTGAGGAGAAAGCACCCGGCACGTTTTCCCAGACGATGTACCTTGGATATTTGCCATCTGTTGCACACCTCATTTCTTTTACAATTCGAATGGCATCATAAAAAAGGCTTGAACGCTCTCCGTCCAAGCCATCACGCTTACCCGCCACAGACATATCCTGACAAGGTGAGCCAAATGTAATTATATCAACCGGTTCTATCTTGCCGCCATCCAGGCAAGAGACATCACCGTAGTGTTTCATGAAAGGCAGCCTTTTTGTTGTAACCCGTAAAGGAAACGGCTCAATTTCTGATGCCCATAACGGCTCGATACCACAGAGCAGACCGCCCAAAGGAAAACCGCCGCTGCCGTCAAACAGTGAGCCGAGGGTAAGATTATGCATCATCGGCACTCACCTCCGGCAGATCACTATATCGGATTTCCGAGCCTTCTCTCAAAAGAAATACACCATCGGAGGTTCCGACTTGCTCAACATATCTCTTTACAATAACATCACAGTATTTTTCATCCAGTTCAATGGTGTAGCATATCCTGTCCGTTTGCTCACAGGCGATAAGGGTAGAACCACTTCCGCCGAAGGGATCGAGTACGATACAATTAGACAAACTGCTATTTAAGATTGGATAGGCTACCAATGCTACAGGCTTCATAGTTGGATGGTCAGCATTTTTCTTTGGCTTTTCAAATTCCCATATAGTAGTCTGCTTTCTATCGGCATACCAGTTGTGCTTGCCGGATTTCTTCCAACCGAAAAGAACAGGCTCATGCTGCCATTGATAAGGCGAGCGGCCAAGAACAAGCGACTGCTTTTTCCAAATGCAAGTACCGGAGAGATAAAAACCAGCATCTGAGAATGCCTTTCTGAAATTCAAACCTTCAGTATCTGCATGAAATACATAAATAGAAGCATCCTTCGCCATTGCTACTTCAGTGTTTTGAAAAGCCGAAAGCAGGAATGTATAGAACGCTTCATTGCCCATGTTATCGTTTTTGATTTTACCCGCCGAACCTTCATAGTTGACGTTGTACGGAGGGTCGGTAACCACAAGATTTGCGAGTTTCCCGTCCATCAGTAGTGTGAAAGTATCAGCCTTGGTGGAATCACCACAAACGAGCCTGTGCTGCCCAAGCATCCAAACATCTCCTTGCTTGGTGAGTGCAGGCTTTTGCAGTTCTGCATCCACATCGAAGTCATCTTCATGAATGCCATCCTTAAGTGAATCCTTAAACAATGCATCCAGTTCAGCAGGCTCAAATCCGGTGAGGGATATGTCAAAGTCAGCCCCTTGCAGGTCGGCAATTAAGAGCATCAATTTGTCTTTATCCCAGTCACCGCTTATTTTATTGAGAGCGATATTGAGGGCCTTTTCTTTTTCTTCGTTCATCTCGATAACCACACACTCAACTTCAGTGATACCCATATCAAGTAGCACCTTCAAACGCTGATGGCCACCGACAACATGAGATGTGGTCTTATTCCATATAACGGGTTCAACATAGCCGAATTGTTCCATGGAGCGTTTTAGCTTTTCATATTCTGGGTCACCCGGTTTCAAGTCTTTACGAGGATTATAGTCGGCTGGAATCAATAGCTCAGTTTTCAATTTTTCTATCTGCATATAATTCAGCCGCCTTTCTTAAATTTGTATACATATTGACATTCTCCCAGGGGAACAGACTGGAATTAAAATGTCCGTAAACCGCTGTATCGGAATATATAGCATTTCTTAAGTGTAGTTTTTCAATGATTGCAGCAGGTCTAAGGTTAAATACTTCTTGCACAATATTGGTAAGCTGATCATCAGTGACCTTACCTGTACCAAAGGAAGTCACATCAACAGCCACAGGGTTTGCCTTGCCGATTGCATAAGAAAGAGCGACCTCGCATTCCTCTGCAAGACCGCTCCATACGATGTTCTTTGCAATGTATCGTGCCATGTATGCACCACTTCGGTCAACCTTAGTTGGGTCCTTGCCACAAAGAGCACCTCCGCCGTGGGATGCAAGGCCACCATAGGTATCGACCATGATTTTTCTGCCAGTCAATCCTGTGTCGGCAGCAGGACCACCCTCGACAAATCTTCCAGAGGGGTTAATAAGAATTTCGGTACCATCATCAAATGGAAAATCCTCAAAGCACTGCCAAAGTACATTATTTCGAATATCCGAACTCAGTTCTTCCAGGGTTTTGTCTTTATCATGCTGGACTGAAACTACAATTGTTTTTACACTTCTTGGTTTACCGTCCTCATATTCCACTGTTACCTGTGCTTTACCATCTGGTAAAATTCCTTTGATAAGTTTCCCTTTACGGCAATCATCAATACGCTTTACGATACGATGAGAAAGCACCACTGGGAGGGGAAGGTTCTTACTGGTTTCGCTTGTTGCATAACCGTAAACCGTACCTTGGTCACCGGCTCCAATAGAACCATACGGGTCAGCAATACCATTTCGCACTTCAAGTGCAATATCTACACCCGCCGCAATATCAGCACTTTGCTGATGTACGAACACAAATACTGTGAACTTCCACGGATTATATCCGACCTCTCGAAGTACATTTTTTACGATGAAACGGATATCCACTTTACCGCTGCAGGTGATTTCGCCCGCCACGATAATTTTTCCTTTAGTAGCCATGACCTCACAGGCCACACGAGAAGCTTTATCTTTACGCATACAAGCATCCAGAATATTATCAGCAATGAGGTCACAAAGCTTATCCGGATGTCCCATGCAGACACTTTCAGCTGTTTTATAAGTAATCATATTTTTCTCCTATCTTATTTATTTACCTCGCCTTGCCGTGAGCAGACGCTCCATTACATCGTCCTGTGGGTTAGCACCACTGTACTCACCAGTGCAGTTTTCTTTGACGATCTGGAATATCTCCATCCACAACCGGTTGGTTTGATTCATGTAATTCTGACCCATTGCCACATATGGACTTTGAATGGCATTACCCGTAGTTGGGTGTTTTGCTAAAAAGCCATATTCAGTTACCGCTTCCTCACATTGAATCCAACGAGCCACGCTCATGGCATATCGTTCCAATAGCTGCGGTGATACGAGAACGGCACACCCTCGCTCATTCAGCCACTGCCATGTATTTCTGTAGATTTCTCCTGCAACCAGTGCTTTGCCGTCTTTTTGTATAGCCTCGAGCATTTTATTTGGTTCGGGCATTTCAATTCCCTTTAGGTCTGCTGTATCTTGAAATTCCATCACGGTCAGTTTCCTGCCTCCCGGATTTCCTTCGGCGATTTTGTCAGCCAGTGGTTTCTTTTTCGCACCTGCACCGACACGAGCGCCACCTCGATTTGTACCGTCTTTTGCCATATAATCACCTCACTTTGCAGGGCCAAGGCTATTCCCTCGTTTGAAACCGCATTTTTTCACACGAAGCCCCACGCCGCTGTCCGCTTTAAAAAGTTTTAGAGATTTGACCGCCCCCACCGGTCACCGCTCTCTGCAGTAATCCTTGAGTGGCAGGATTTACAAAGAGCCATGAGATTGCTCTTCTCGTTACCACCACCTTTGGAAAGCGGAAGGATGTGGTGTACCTCTTCGGCAGGAGTGAGCTTACCTTGCTTCTCACATTCCTCACAGAGAGGATGCGACTTGATGTAGCGGTCACGAATGCGTTTCCAAGCACGGCCGTATCGTTTGTTGGAGAAAGGGTCACGTTCATACTGGTTGTAATGTTTGTCCATTGCCTTTTGATGCTCGGCACAG